CGAGAAGCTCCGACGTTATTGGACCACTGGTAAGGGCGGACTTAAGATACGCTGGGGTGCCGGCGGAGACTGGACCCGCTGTGTTAGGAACCTATCTAAGTACCTAGGCCCACGCGCTAAAGGCTACTGCGCTCTACGCCACAAAGAGATGACCGGTATGTGGGCCGGCGACAGAAACAACAGGAAAGGCTACGGAAAACGTCGAGGTGGTAGAAACGTATTCAGCACCGAACTAGTAAACTCTACGTCAGTAATTATTGCTAAGTCCGAGCTATCCGCTAGAGCCGAATCGGCCAAGGAGCGCCTAGGTATGGTAGCCTCTTCCGACTATAAAAATAGCGGGGCTAGGTTCCACATTCCTCTACTAATTCCCGAGGGCGTAGAGTCTGGAGACGGTCGTAAATTCAGTAAAGGCTCTATCACTCTTAGAGAGTTACCTCTTCCGCTTTTGTGGCAGATAAAAACTGGCGACGGGCACAATGGCTCGGTGGTAGTTGGTCGAATCGATATGGTCGAAAGAACCATTGATGGAATCGGAAATGCATATGGTGTCCTAGACAATGGGCCATACGGAAGAGAAGTAGAGCGTCTTATAAAGAATGGATTTATCCGTGGCATCTCTGCCGACATGGACAAGTTTGAGGCAACCGAGGACAAGTCTAGTGATGCTTCGTCTGAAGATGACGACAAAGAAATAGGCAAAAAGAAACTTACTATAAATAAAGCCCGCGTAATGGCCGCTACAATAGTACCAAAGCCTGCTTTCCAAGAGTGCAAAATTACGCTAATAAACGACGACCCAACAATGAACAGCACCTACCAGGAGGAAATCATGATTCCAGATGGAGTCTACGTTGACGACGCGGATGCTGCGGACGCTCAGGCACTAGTTGCTTGCGGTATTGTCGCTGGCGCAATCCCCGTTGTACCGCCTACCGAGTGGTTCGAAAACCCTAAGCTAAAAGGCCCAACCCCTCTGACTGTTGACGACATGGGTAGAGTATTTGGACACATTGCAGCTTGGCACGTCGACCACATTGGAATGGCATATGGCACTAAGCCACCACGCTCAAAGAGCAACTACGCCTACTTCCACACCGGAGTAATCCGTACCGATGCCGGAACTGATGTTCCTGTTGGTCAGCTAACTCTTGCTGGCGGTCACGCTTCTCTAGAGGCCAGCGCAATGGAAGCGGTCAAGCACTATGACGACACTGCTTCGGCAATCGCTGATGTTCACGCAGGCGAGGATGCCTACGGCATCTGGGTCGCTGGTTCGCTACGTCCAGATGCTCGTCCGGAGCAGATTCGTGCACTTCGTGCATCAGCTCCTTCTGGTGACTGGCGTCCAATCCGTGGGGCCCTTGAGCTTGTTGCAGTTTGTCAGGTAAACGTTCCTGGCTTCCCAATTGCTCGTGCTCGCGTTGCTTCAGGTGCCGTCATGGCTCTTGTTGCTGCAGGTGCATCTACTCTAGCTAAGCTAAAGGCTGACCCTATTGCAGAGATGGCTTCTAGAATTTCTCGCCTAGAGAAGATTACTACCCCTAAGGAAGACCTTCAGGCTCAGGTAGCATCTCTCAAGGCTAAGGTTGACGAAGCTAAGTCAGAGTTTGGATACATCTCTCGCGACGACAGAAACAAGTTGGCTGAAGAAGGCAAGGCTCTTCCAGATGGCTCGTACCCGATTCGAAACTTAGACGACCTAAAGAACGCTATTCAAGCTTATGGACGTTCAAAAGCTGAGGACCGCAAGTCCGTGAGAAATCACATCAAGAAGCGTGCTCGTCAGCTTAACCAGCGTCACCTAGTTCCAGAAAACTGGAAGAACCTAGAGTCAGAATCTATTACCGCAAGTGCAGAAGATCTACGTAACAGATTAGCTGCATTCCAGGAGGCCCTGGGAAAAACCTTCGCGGTTGATGAAGTTCCTATGGATATGATGCCAACGGATATCGAAGACATTGCTAACGGCAAGGTTGAGGTAGAGGCTGGCAAGTTTATTCCTGGAGTAAATCAGCCGCGTGATATCAAGGGTCGTTTCCGAGACGTTCTAGCTAGACTAAAAGAAGACCTTGGCGATGCCGAACTGGCTGACGTAAACAGCCAGATTCGAGAAGTTGAGAAGATGAGTGGTCTTGGAGACTATCAGGATGCGGCTAAAGCCGGTCAGGACCTTCTAAGCCTACTAGACCGACTTGACGAAGGGTCACTAAACAAAATTTCATTGGAGAATGTCCGAGCCACAGCTGCAGAGCTAGGCAAGGTCATCTCTAACCTACCTCTACCTTTTAGCAACCAAGCTCAAAAGGTGAGGTTCTCAGATCTTCCTCCGGCTCTTAGAGACCTTATGAAAAATATGGTTGAAAGGGTCGAGGAAAAAATAGGTAAGGAAGACGCAGACAAAGCCACCAAAGATTTGAAGGGTTTTATGTCTGGCAGTGATGTTTACAGCCAGTCAGACATCTCTTCTCAGATGGCTACCATGCTACGTCTACTTACCTAAATAATAAAGATATAAAAACTAATGTAAAATAGAGTTCAGGTGGAGTGCCTGTGTGCTTCTTGCACGAGTCCCTTCGCCTTGTACCGAAAGCAAGTGGGAGAACCCCTCCCACCAACTGTCCTAAGGAGGACCAGTGGATCAGATTAAGTCGCAAGTAGATAACCTTGCGGAGCTAGGTGACGAGCAAGTTGCTGCGCTTCAGGAGGCTATCGTAAGCGAGTTTGAATCGTTTGAATCACAGGACCCTACAGCTGAAACAGTTGACGCTATGACATCTCTTGCTGACATGTTGGACACCGTACGCGGTGAAGTCCAGCGTCGCGAAGCTGCTGCAGAAGAGCTTACTGCTCGTGCTGCTGAAGCAGCTATGCGTGTCAAGGGCATGGATGGCCAGGAAGAATCTCCAATGGAAGAAGAAGTTCCAATGGAAGAGGAAGCTCCAGTTGAGGAAGTTCCAGTAGTTGAGGAAACTCCAATGGATGAGGAAGAAGCTCCAGTAATGGGCGACGACTCTGAAGACATGGTTCCTGGTGAAGAGGACGAGGAGAAGAAAAAGAAAGACTACAAGTCTTACTCCTCTGACGATTCTGTAGATGCGTCTGCCGTTGTAGCCGAAGGTTCTGAATTTTCAATTGAGACCGAAACCGCAGTTGAGGCCAGCGTGGCCGAGACAACCCCAACCGAGGAAGAGGCAGTTGTTGCTTCAGCCGAGGAAACCGCAGAGGTAGTTACTGAAGAAGTAGCTACTGAGGCAGAAACCCCATCAGAAACTATTGCTCCAGAAGAGCAGGAAGAGCAGGCCATCGTGACCGCTTCAGCAGAACAGCCTTTCGAGGCCCCAGCTGACCGTCAGCCTGTAATCGAAGTTTCGGAGCCAGCAATTAAGGTGGCAATCACCGCTGGTGCCGACATCCCAGGTTACACAGCTGGCACAAACCTAACCGACATGAACGAAGTTGCATCAGCAATGGAAAAGCGTCTCCACACCCTACGTCGTGTAAACGGCGGAGACGGAGAGCAGCACATTGTTGCATCACTAACCGTTCAGTATCCAGAGTCTCGTACTCTTACCACCGACGCAGAGTCAAACGCACTTAAGATCACTGCTGCAGCCGAGGAAACCCAAGCACTTGTTGCTTCTGGTGGCCACGGTGCACCTTTCGAAGTTAAGTACGACATCTTCGGCCTCGGTTCAACCACTGACCGCCCAGTTCGCGATGCATTGCCTCGCTTCCAGGCAGACCGTGGCGGTATCCGCTTTGTAACCCCACCTTCATTCATCACCTACAACGCAACCGCAGCTAACTCGTACAACTACCGCGACGCAGTTGGTATTTGGACCGCAGCTAACGACTCAGCTGAGACTCCATCACCATCAACCAAGCTGAGCATGACTGTTACTTCTGCAGCAGAGAACACCGTCTCAACCGACGCTGTCACTTTGCAGCTACAGTTCGGTAACTTGATGACTCGTGCTTACCCAGAGTTGATTGCTCGCCACAACGAGCTAGCTCTTGTTCAGCACGCTCGCGAGGCAGAGCTCAACTTGCTAGACAAGATCTCAGCAGGTTCGACCGCTGTTAACGCACACGTTGCTACCACTGAGGCTCCTAGCCTTATTGGTTTTGCTCGTGACTTCTTGGTACAGGTTCGTAAGGCAGCTGTTGCTTACCGTTCACGTCACCGTATCGACGCTGGAACTCGCCTAAAGGCAATCGTTCCTGCGTGGATCTATGACGCGATGGCAGCAGACCTAGCTCTAAACATGCCTGGCGATGGCACCCTAGGTGTTGGCGAAGCAGAGATCAAGGGCTACCTATCAAGCTCGAACGTTGACATGGTTAGCTCGCTTGACCTCAACGCGTTCCTTGGTCAGGCTGGCTCGGCTGCTCGACTACTAGAGTTCCCAGACCAGATTACCTGGTACTTGTTCGCTGAAGGAACATTCTTGTTCCTAGACGGCGGAACTCTAGACCTAGGTATCATCCGTGACAGCACCCTAGTCGGCACCAACGACTACAAGATGTTCATCGAAACCTTCGAGAACGTTGCCAAGGTTGGTATCGAGTCACTTGCAATCACCAGCTCATTGAGCATCAACGGTGTTGCTGCAGCTCTACGCGACACCACTGGTGGCGCAACTGCGGCTGCAATCGAGGACTAAAAACCTCTCAAGTCCGCGTGTGGCGGCCCCTTCGGGGGCCGCTACATACGGCAAAACTTAGACTTTACATTTAAGGATTAAAATGGCTTTCCCAAAGAATGGCGTTATCGAGGCACCAAAGATTGTGCCTTCCGCTTTTGGTCTACTCGCTGTAGTAAAGCCTCAAAACTCAGCCAACGAAGACCAGTGGGTCCGTGGGTTCTCACAGGAGTGGGAAACAACACTTTACTCAGCGACTAACTGGGACGACACTGACTCCACTAGCGGTCAAGTAGTTGTTGCTGGCACTCCTACTTACTACACAGAAATTAAGCCTTGGTTCATTGAAGCAGAGGAGCTTCGTTCAACCCTAGGTTTTATGGGCTTAGACCGTATTGCTCGTTTAAAGCGTCAACTTGAAGCTGTCACTCAGCACAGTATGGAGCAGGAACTTTGGGATGGAGATATCCGAATTGGCGAAGGTCACGCTAACCGAGCTTTAGTTTCTTCTGGTACCACCGTGCTCGATGGTTCAGGGCTTACAGCAAGGCGTGCCCTAGCAGTGCTAGAGAATGGTATTGGTCTGGCATCAGATGCTGGCGAGCAGGGAGTTATTCACGCAACTCGCGACGTAGTTGCCCTTCTTTCGAGCAACTCAAACATGCTATTTCACGAAACCGAAAAAGACCACCTACAAACTATGGGTGGCACACCTGTTGTTGTTGGTGGAGGCTATACTGGCAACGGTCCTCGTATTGATGCCGCTACTGCAACTATTACCAGTAACACTACGCTGACCATTAACACGTCTGGCCCTCACTACCTACTTGCAGGCGACACTGTTCGCTACTCCGTTGTCGGAGCGAACATCAACCAGTCTTCTACTTCTACAGCAGTCGTCACCAAAGTTGACGCTGACACAGTAACACTTACTATTGCAAGCGCCACCAACCGCTCTCAGGAAGCGGTTACTGGCTACATTCAGCAGCTGGGAACCAGCTCTGCAAAATGGATTTACGCCACCGGTACCGTCCGCACCTATTTGGGCGATATCGATGTCGTGAACGACAATCTAGCGCAAGCTTATGATGTGTCGGGTAATGCGAATGACATGCGTCTCAAAGCAATTCGCCCAGCGGCGGTTTACTTTGATACATCAATCCACCTCGCTGTAAGAATTGATCTTACAGCCTAAACCTAAGGAGAATAGCTAAATGGCTACTCAAGATTATGCTGCTAGCATCCAGGGTGTGTCGATTCGTGTCACCCGATTGGACGCCGCTGGCAACCTACTGACTGGTGCTGGCGACAGCTACACCACGTCAGCATTTATGCGTGTATCGTTCACCCCAGAATATGAAGAGGGCGACGAGATCACCGAAAAGAACGCTAACGGCGTTGTTTGTGTTACCTACAAGTCACCAGACACCCTAAAGCGTATTACCATGGAGCTTGCAATTTGTGAGCCAGACCCAGAACTATCTAACCTAATCTCAGGCGGTCTATTGCTCCGTAAGGACGTCAATAACGTAAGCAAGAGCATTGGTTGGGCTGCTCCTGCAGTTGGCGACGACCCTGCTGGTTTCGGTGTTGCTATCGAGGCTTGGTCACACGCTATCCGTGACGGTAAGAAGGCAACCACGCTTCCTTACTTCCACTGGGTATTCCCATACGCAAAGCTCCGTCAGTCTGGCGACCGTGTAATTGAGAACGGTATGCTTGCAACTACTTTCGAAGGCTATGGCTTGGGCAACTCTCTATTTGCTTCAGGTCCAGACATGCGCTGGGAGTTCCCTGTTGCTGCAGAGCGTCCATACTCGTACGCACGCACCGACTGGGCACCTGTTGGTCTTAAGGGCTTCTACACTTGGAACAGCGGTCTTGTTGCTGCTGTTTCTAACAAGGCTCTTACCAACAACGTTGCTACCCTAACCACATCTGCTGCTCACGGCTTTGTTCAGGGTGACTCGGTTCTTGTTGAGGACGTAGACGCAACCTTTAACGGTACCTACACCGTTGCTAGTGCACCTACAACTGTAACCTTCACTTATGCTAAGACTGCATCTAACGTAGTCTCGGCTGCTGTAAGCCCTGCCGGTGAGGCTACGGTTGCTAACCCAATCAACGAGCCTGCTGCTGCTGGAAGCTACACTGAGGTAACCTCAGCTGCTCTAGAAGCGGTTAGCGGTGCAACCACTGGTGGTTACAACGTTCCTGGAAACAAGGACTTTAACCCAGACAACGCCATTGACCGAATCATCGTTTCGAACGAGGACCTTTCGGCCTAGTATCAACCTTGGACGGGCGGTGCATCTTTCTGTTTACAGAGATGTACCGCCCGTACTACTAGTAGGAGAATAAAGTGACTTCACTTTGGGTAGAACCTGAAGAACTTGGCGACTATGCAGGAACCGAGTTTGCGCTCGAGGCCGCTCAGACTGCCTCGTACTTAATGTGGGCTATGTCAGGTAGAAAGTTTACTGGAACCACAACGGTAACTGAACGCTATGTTTGTGCTAAGCGTGCTTACCGACTAGGTCCTTCTTCTAAAAACTATTACGGCGTCCTAATTGCTGGTGAAGTTTACAACATTCCGATTACCGACTTTCAGGAGTACGCTGAGTTGGTTTCGGATGGACTCTCTCCCGAATCACGTATCAAACTTCGCGGACGCCCTGTGACAAAGATTCACTCTGTCAGAACTAGAGACGGACGCATTCTCGAAGAGAGTTCATATTATCTAGTTGACCACTCTACACTTCAAGCAGCGGCAGGTGTTCCGTGGACTCCTTGTAACGTCGAGATTACTTACACCTACGGCGCTGAGCCACCAACAGCCGGAAAGATGGCGGCTCGCACTCTTGCAATTGAGTTTGCAAAACTTTGGGCCGGAGATGATGACTGCGCTCTACCTCAGCGCATTACTTCTATTTCGCGTCAGGGCGTTTCTTACACCCTACTAGACAGCCAAGATTTTATTGAGGAAGTACGTACCGGTCTTTATGCGGTAGACCTATTCCTAAAGACCGTAAACCCTGACAAGGCTAAGGCTCGAGCTAAGGTGTTCTCGCCAGACCAGCCTAGGGCTCGTCGCTACACCCCTAAGGCTCCTCCACTAACAGCCAATGCACTGATGGACCTTTCAGTAGTCAGAAACACCCCTGCTACTTGGAACTCGGTCACTGCTGGCGTCGACACGTCTACCTTTATTGGAGATAACGGGTGGCTGCCAGTATTTACTATGTTTAACTACAGCGAGGCTAAGTCTCTCGATTTAGAATCTCAATACATAACTGTAAACGAAACTACCGGAAGAGTCGACATATCGGTTCCTTACGTAGACGCCCAGAGGGCTATCGGAATGGTAGACCCTGGTTCATGGACTCTTTACGCTACCAAGACCGTTAACGGTATTGAGAGTGTAATGGAGCTTGCTTCTGGTAACCTCCAGATCAAGTTATACAGCTAGAAGAAAGAAGGTAAGTTATGTCAGGAATTCAGACTAACTTCCGCGCAGTAGACATGATTGGTGCAGCTAAGCCTGCATCATCTACTGCTAAGGCCGCTGCAAAGCCAGCCAAGCCAGCTAAGCCAGCTAAGGTTGAAGAGCCTGTAGTTGTTGACGCTGTAGTGGAGGCACCTGTAGAGGTCGTTGCTGAAGAAGCAGCCGCGGAGTAATTATGACTACGGCAGTGGACGTTACAGGATATTCAGAGGATGCTCTGCATTTAAAAAACTTACTCGACGGCGCAGTTGATCGAGTGGTTTCTGTCTACCAGTCCTATAACGTTCCACTGCCGAGTCGCCAATACTGGACTATGGGCACCCCTGTAGTTGACTGCGAGCAGATGGTAGTGGCATTCAATCAGCTGTACTTAGGTGCACCCGGCGTTCCTGCCGGAGAGCCCCAGCGTTGCAACGTCCCTAGGACTGTGACTCTAACTATAACTATTGCCAGGGAGTTCCCTGTAGTCGGGCAAAACGGTAGACCGCCTAGCCCCGAAAAGATTCAGCAGGCTTCCAACATGTCTGCAATCGATTCCTGGATTCTGATGGAGTCAGTACGAGAGTTTGATATGTGGGACGACACCGGCTACGGCTTGGGTGTCATTGCTACCCTAGATGCCCAGGAGCCTCTGGGCGGGTTCCAGATGGTAAGTATGGAAATCGTGATGGCGGTGCCATAATGGCAAAAATCATCACTACATTTAACTACCCTGAAATCGATAAACTTTTAAATAGCCCTAGTGGAGATACAGGCCGATACTTAGAGAAAAAAGCCAAAAGACTTAGGGATGCAGCCAGGGCACAGGCGGGATTTAACACCGGGAGACTTCGTAGATCTATTAGGGTATATGGGCACAAAAGGTCTTTACTCGGCCAAAAAATTCAAATTGGGTCTTCTGTACCATACGCGCTACTACACCACGAGGGCACTAGACCACACATTATTACCCCGAAAAACCACAAGTTTTTGAAATTTAAACCTTCTAAGCCTTCTGCTCGTAAGGGCTGGAACGTTCTTGCCGACGGGTCAGTATTAGCCCGTAAAGTGCGTCATCCTGGAACTAAGCCAAATAGGTATCTGTCAGATAGCGTAAAATATATACGTGACTAATTTAGTCACCTAATGATAGATAACAAAGGATAAAAGATGGCAAAATTCAAGGACTTTGGTATTGGTGGCGCAGACCCTAATGCTGAACCGATTAAATTCGTTATTCACGGAGAAGAGTTTGAGTGCATTCCTGAAATTCAGGGCAAAGTGCTATTAGATTTGATTGCTGACTCTAGCTCTGACGATGCTGTAAGAAATGCTGAGGTTTCAAACAAGTTCTTCTCTAAAGTTATGACCTCCGACAGCTATGAAAGATTTAACACTCTTTTAGTTAGTAAAGACAAAATTGTCTCGGTGGAGACATTGGGAGAAATCACGGGTTGGTTGGTGGAGCAATATTCTGACCGCCCCGAGATGCGGTCATAGGTCTTATTCAGTGGGCTGTTGACCTATGGCCATACGTAAACGGTAAAGGATTGATGAGTGGAATGAGTCTAGCGAGTATGGAGGCATCTGACATGCTAGACACTTTCCACTTCTTTTTTGAAGAAGACGTTCGATATGTGTCTGAGGAACAAACTGTTTTTATGGACGCATTTAGGACAAATATTTATAGAGAGTTTTATAAAAAAGAATATAAATATGCTTCTAAGCGAAGTAACAACGCTTCAGGTTTAGACTCTCTAGATGACCCCCTAACCTCTGATGACCAACTAGGTCGAGAAGAAAATATTAAAGTGTTTTCTCCTAGAGAAAAGGTGGCCAAGCCCTACACCCCCCCAACAGCAATGTCGGCAGATGACATTAAGCCGTTTGGTTCCGTATTAGATTCACCAATTAACTAGAAGGAGGTGAGAACGAAAAATGTCAACTAAAGTATTTGATGCTCACGGTGATTTGCATATAAACACTAAAAACGCCGAAAAAAATATAAAAAAGACTCGCGACTCTATAGACAGAATGAACGAGCGAATAAGCATATTTGGTGACAGCATGACACATGCTGACAGAATGGCGCAGTCTTTAAGTAGAAGGCTGAGGGCTGGATTTAATACTGGTCTTGAGGCTTCTACAAGACGCGGAGAGACAGGAATATTGTCTCTTGCAAATGCTTTAGAAGTTGCTGGTTCTGGATTTAAAAAGACTGACAACGAATCTGTATTAGCTCTTAGGTCTTTCCAAAAATTCCAGAGAAGAAGCTTTGTTCTACAGACGGCACTCGGTGCTTTAGCTGGCACGCTGGGTGACCTTGCCGGAGGATTCCTATCTCTAGTCGGAGTTGCTGCGCAAGCTGCCTATGCTTTTGTCGGTGTTGGTACTGCTTTAGTCGGAGTAGTCGCTGGATTTATTGTTGCTAGAGTAGCGATGAGTGGAGTTGGCAAAGCTTTAGGTCAACTTTGGAACGGTCAGAATCAATACAATAAAGCTCTTAGAGATGCTAAAAGAGATCTTAGAGACTTACGCTTTGAACTAGAAGGCGCGGTGTTGAGCGAAAAAGAAGCTGCAATTGAGCTTGAAAAAGCTAGAACCCAGCTTGCCATGGCTCAGGATTTGCCTCCGGACAATATGATCCGCCGAGAAGCCGAGCTTGCCTACCAGCAAGCAGACCTAAACTATAGACGCGCAAAAGCTAGAATAAAAGATTTACAGGACACAATCAAGCGTGGTGGAGATCAGCAAGATAGGTTAGCTGCGGCAAATCCATTTAGGAACATGACTAAGTCGCAAATTGCGTTTACTAAATTTTTATTGACACTTAAGCCTCAGATTCAAGCCCTAAAAGAGGCAGCATCTTCTTCGTTCTTACCTCCTTTACAAACTGCAATAGAGACTATAGTCTCTAAAACTTTCCCGACCTTAGAGCGGGGATTCCAGCAACTGGGCTCCGCTATGGGGTATGCCTCAATTCAATTTGCAAATACTTTTAATAAACCGGAAAATGTCAAAGCTCTCCAGGATTTCTTTACAGACTCCGCCCCTAGACTAAGGCAACTCGGGGAGGCTTCTAGCAAATTCCTGGGTGGATTCTTAAACTTGATGAGAGCGTCTAAACCTTTAACTGACAGATTTATAATTTGGATTGATAGCGTAGCAGCTAGATTTGAAGTTATGACAAAGAATACTAGTCTTACTAGATTCTTAGATTTAGCTGGGTATGTTGCTTCTCAAATTGGAAATGTATTCGGGTCATTTGCTGACGGCATAGGCAACATAATGGAAGCTAATTTTCCTTCTGGCGGCGGGGGTGCCGGTCAAGTATTGCTGGACTGGCTCAATGGAATTGCTCAGGGATTCAAAAACTTTACCGGGGCTGAAGGATTTTCTAAGTGGCTCAAGGACACTACTACTAATGCCACGGTTGCCCTAGGGGTTATTGGCGATTTTCTTAACATTTTTATACAGCTATCTGGTAGGCCAGAAATAAAGCAATTCTGGGAAACCTTAGGAAAGTCTTTCCCGGCCTTAACTAAAATTCTTATGGACGGTGTGAAAGCTGCTCCGGCTTTTGCTGCATTAATAGTTTCTATGATGGAACTTTTTGCACTCTTTTCTGATAGTGGTACTTTAAAGATATTCTTCGACACTTTAAGAATTATTACAGATACTCTTGTAAATTTATTGACCCCCCTTAAACCATTAATAGATTTGATAAGCCAGTTTAACGGTGTTGTCTTAGCCGTGGGTCTAGCAATTATAGTATTTAAACTAGCTGGCATGATTTTTATGGCAATTCTTGGAAGAATAGCTGCTACTATTGGGGGAGGTGTCGCTGGGTTTATAGGTCTAGCAAAGGCTGGTACCAGATTTAACACTGTTCTAGCTACCTCAGAACGTCCAATGGGCAGGTGGGGTAGAAACATGACTAACTTCATACGCAACCAAGGCAATGCCAACCGTGCTATGAATAGAAACGCTAATGACTTTTTCACTTTACAGTACAATATGAAGGAGTATAACACTCTACTAGCTTCTAAGCCTACAATATATGGCAGAGTTACTGGAGCATTAAAAGTATATAGACAGGCTATAAGAGAAGCTACTACCTCTACTAAACAAAAAATGACGGCAGTTAAAAGTGAAACTGCGGCTAGCACGGCTTCTGGCACTGAGGATAAGAAAAAAGTTACAGGTCTTAGACTTATAAAAAGTAGCTTTAAAGACGTAGTCAACTCTGTCAGAGAATATAACACTGTAATGAAGGCAAAAACTGTTGCCGACGTAGCAAATAATGCTGCAGCAAAAGAGGGTCTAGCCACGGCTAATGCAACCAACGAGTCTCTGAGAAAAAGAAATCTTATAAATAGAATGGGCGGTGCTGGCACGCCGGCCGGTAGAACTTATAGCGGTCCTGGCGCTATGGGAGCTGTTGGCGTGGGACTCGCCGCGCAGGGATTGATAGCTGGGGCAGCCGGTGGAGGCATGACTGCTGGAAGTGCTATGACTGCAATCGGCGGTGCTGCAATGTTCATACCTGGTGGAATGATTCCAGGATTAGCACTAGGTATTGTTGGCGCAATAACTCAAGGATTTGAAGGCGCTGCTCAGGCTGCAAGGGAAAAACGTCAGCAGATAGTTGCAGATAAAGTACAGATTACTGCTCAGAGTGTATCGACCACTTCGGCTCAAGTTAGTGACGAAATATCCAAACTACTGGCTACGGGCAAATACACTTTGTCCGAGGCAACCGCAGAGGTGCAAAAAAGAAGATCTGTATCTGACCAGATAGCAGCTGGAGCAGGAGCAAGTAAAGATAAGTTAAGTCAAGTTAGAGTAGCGTTTGAAGACGCTGGAATCACTGCTGGCAGTGAAGTTATGAAAAAGCTTTTAGGTGCGGCGGCTAATTATTCTTTCTATAACAATACTGCTACAGCTGAAAGTATTAGCAGTGCTATACTGGCTGTCAAGGACAAGGATGGTTTGGCGGGGGTAGACGCTGCTTTTGCAAAAGTTTTAGATTCTAGCGGAAATGCTCTAAAAGTTCAAGTTCAAAATATTGATGACGTGAACGTAGTTAGAGAAGTTACCACGGAGCAACTTACAAACAACCAGGTTAGCGCCATAGTTAAACTATTAAATGATCCTAAAAATTATAACATTAAAGGCACGGGGTCTCTAAAAGGAATAAATTTCTTTAACTCGCAGTTGCTAAGTGGATTTACGGATGAAGCAATTGAACTAGCAATGACTAAGCCAAAAGTTAAAAACCTTAATGACTATACTCAAGCTATTCTTAGAAATGCCGTAGAAGGTACGACAACTAAATTTTTAAGGGGTACTGGATACGAGACGCGCACCCGAGCCGATGGTAGTAAGTATGCAGCTCAAGTTCCACTTTACCAGGAAATTGCAGCTCCTGGTAAAGGAATGGAAGCAAATCTACAGGGATTGTATAACGGTGGATTGTATGACTTCAATACCGGAACAATATCTAGGAGCGCTACTGGAATGTTTTCGTCTAAGGATATATTCCCAGGTAGCAGTGATAGAAATCCTTCCACGGTGTCACTACTGCCTAGCTCGGTTGAGGTAAAAGACTTGTCTACGACTGCAAATAACTCGGCTAGGACTGCCGAAGCATTAGAGCTTTTGGCTGGCATGAAAAGCCCTGACGGTAAATACCTACAAATCGTAGACGTAAGTGCTAAAGATAAAGTTGCGCCTAAAATTGTAATTCCTAAGGGACTAACTGCTAGCCAACAAGAGCAATACGTAATACTAAACTTGGCACTAGAAGCAGCCTGGAAGAATTAAGGACTTAAACTATGCCAATCGATCCTACTACACAGGCGCAAGAAAATACCAAAGTAAATTCTGCTCTCCGCCCGATGCCCTACCCACACATCGAGGGCATGCAGCTCAATGCAGACATCGAGTTCATTAAGGTTATGCCTGACGACACCATCAAACGCTTAGTCTTTAATACTTCTGATGGCAACGGGACTCTTTTTATTTGTACGGACATCACTGGTTGGTGGGACATGCCTGCTCCTGAAGTGCCAGACATTCCTCGGGGGCTTGATGACGGCTCCTATGACGTCCGCGGTCGGTGGACTGCAAAAACCCTGACCTTTAAGGGTTCAATCATTCCTAAAGACCCTAGCTACACTGCCGCTGCTCGTCAAAAAGTTATGGAGTCGTTCGACCTTGTCTACACTGGCGGTTGGCTAATGGTGAAAGAGTCTCCAGTAAAAGCTATGTACGTACGCCTTACCGGGCAGCCAACATTTGAAAGCGCAACGGCCCGTGGGCGTCTAAACTTTACCGCCCAGTTTAAGGCCGTCGACCCTGTAAAGTACGATTGGTACGACGACATTAACGATAACTACACCACCTGGCCCGTGTCCATAGAAATAACCAGAACCAACAGCAAAATAAATGAATTTACTAGCAAGCTGGGCTATACCAAAAAGTTTACCGTTGGCGCTAACACCGTCTCTGTCATACCTACAGACGGAACTTCAATAGCTAACGTTCTTAATAGAGGTAATACCAACGTCAGCACTGTATTTAAGATTACCGGGCCGATGCAAGCGCCGGCTACCATTAAAAACGTTCAGCCTGACGGCACCATTCAAACCATAAAAATTATTAGAACTCTCAGGGATACCGGTTACAGTACAAATACTGCAGCCACCCCCATAACTACGTTGGAGCTTTCGTCTGGCGTGGCAACATTAGGCATACCTAATCATGGATTCTATGTCGGTGACGTTGTGAATGTGACGAGCATAGACACTAGATTTAACAAAAACAACGTTACAATTACTGCTACGTCTGCATCAGCCATAAGCTACACAAAAAATATTTCCAACGTGGTATCTATTGCGGTGACTAACAATATTGCAACTGTCACTACTCAAACAGCGCACGGGATATCTACGACTGCAGATGCATTTATAGATGGCTCGAGTAATCTAGCACTGACTGGAGTTCGCACTGTGACAAACACTGCTGCTAACACTCTTACATTTACCACCACGGGGGTAGCAAACATAACTGCATATGGGGGAACTATATCTCTTCAGGTACCGCAAGAGGCATACTCGAGCAATGGGATAGCGGCCCTCACGAGCGTAGATACTTTAGAGATAGATACGTACAACAGTTCGGTGCTGTATCGAGGGTTGCCAGACGGATCTAGATCTACTTTAGATGCAAATATTGATTGGATAAAGCTTCAGCCCGGAACTAACCAAATAACATTCACGAAGAGTGGCAATACTACTCCAACCGTCAATCTGAAATACAGATCCGGCTGGATAGGTTAGAATAGTATAAAGACGATTGACGTGAGGATGACATGGCTTATAGCAATATTCAACCTATAGCTAGCCAAAATGCGGCTAGGTATAAGTATTATACTGTAGACATTGTCTCTAACACGATTATTGGTGAAATTCCTTTCGAAGACGTGTCATACGAACGTTCACTAAAGGCTGCCGGAGCATTCAGTGGAAAAATCACTACCTCTCAGCAGACTGATGGTTTAGATTTATATAATTCAACTATGCCTGGAAAGACTGCGCTGTATGTAGTCAGGAACAACGAGTGCGTTTGGGGCGGCATTATTTGGGGCAGAACTTACGACATGCTTGGACGCAGTCTATCCGTATCGGCAGCGGAGTTTACTAGCTACCTATCACACAGGCTAATATGGAAAACTCACAGCTTTAGCTACGAAGCTAACCTTTCTGCACCCACTGGCACTGCTGACATATTTAAAGTTGAACTAACGTCTACGATTATGCAAAAAGCTTTGACGGTTGCCGACGATAACCTAGTCAACACTCAGGTCTATATTTCTTTTACTGACAATGCTTCTATGGGTAAAAACGGCTACTACGACGTGGTAGGAACTGAGACTACCGGTGTGTCATTTGACCCCGGAGTAAAAGCATTTTTTGTAAAAATACCTAACTTTAAATTTCCTACCGACTCTAAGGGAACTCAAACAAAGAGTTTCTACTCTGTCTCTGTTACTAGCCGAGCCGACACATATGAGTACGTTAGAACTCTAATCTCTGAAGCCTTCAAAGACTTTGTTGACATTGACTTTGCTAACGAGATTATCGAGCCTGGAGTTAGGGTACCTATCACTATAGCTACCAAGCAACTGACAACCGCCAATACTACTTACGGCGTGGCCACATTCACTACCACCGCTGACCACGGGCTAATTGTTGGCGAAAGAGTTAAGGTAGTCAACGTTGACACCCTACTAGATGGGCCTCAGACGGTATCTGAGGTCCCGAGCAAGAGATCTTTTAAAGCTATTCTAGACAATCCTAAAGGAAGCTACGACCAATCTACGCCCCTAGTGCTAGCAAACATTGACACTACAGCGGTTGTGCCTGCCAGGTCTTTAATTTCTAGAAGACGAAAAGTGCTTAATGACACTAAGACTATTAAGTCTGTCTCTAGGGTAGGAGGGGTAGTCACATTGACTATGGACACTACGCCAATTTTTGTAGTTGGGGAACAGATTATAGTAGTTGTCCCAGACACGGATCTGTGGAAGAAAAACATAAAAGGTAAATCTACAAAAATGTTTGATTATGCGGAGGCGGAGGCCGTAATCATAACTGGCGTAGATAAAGTAAAAAAGACTATAACTTACAAGGAAAATTTAACTCTTTATAACGAGACTATCTACAATATAACAGCCACGGTGCCGCCTGCAGATAAATCTAAAACTTACATTAAGAAATCTACTCCTTCGCCGCAGCTTAGACTGTTTCCAGCGGAGAGCATAGGTGTAAACATAGGAGACTCTATAAAAGTTTCTGGGGTGGACGACCACGGGTGGACTCAGCCATATTACAACGGTCACGCTACAATTTCAGATACCAGCGCGGGAATACCTAACACTATTACTAGCTACCAGCTAAGTAACTCGCTAGACGAGACGTTCGGAGTATTAAAAGTGTTTTTTGCTAATCTGCCTGACACTAATGAAGCTCCAGGTATATCTACTATTGATGATCAAACTGACGTATTGATTACTGGTTTAGATGAGAGATTTGACAATCAAGTTTGGCAGACGTCCGGTGGAACTTTATTTGATCCGTTGGCAGGAGTATCAGGGCTGTGGAAAGTAGAATTTATTGTACCGTACCTGTCTGAAGACCTGACAATTATTTCAGCGCCAGCTGGAGCTACGGCTACAGTGAGTGGCGGTTTATGGTTTCAGTACGCACCTGTCTGGGAGAATGCTAGAACCACCTTGCCTGAGCCCGGCGCAGAAAACTCTATCACTCACGTAAAGTACACTAAGCCATCCGGTAGTGGTACGTACGGAATTCTCACGGTGTGGCTCGGCGGGGAAAGTATTTACAATACTGGAGACAGCTTTGACCTAGTGTTTACCGATAAAGACATGGCATCTAAATTTGATGGCGGTAGGATGGCTGTGTCATCTAATCCTGAAGATGGCATTTTGTCTTTTAAAATAAAAAACACCACCGCGATAAGCAGCAATGCCCCTACAGTTAAAACGGCTAAGACTGGCAAAATTACCAGAACTATGACAAAAATGGTTCCCGAAATTATTGAAGCATTCCAAATT